AGACTCAAAATCTGGCGGGAAACCATGTGGGTTCGAGTCCCACCATCGGTACCAAGAATAAAAACTATGTAACGCCTTTAAATAGCTTATTACATAGTTTTTTATTTTACTTTTAATGCAATTTTAATGCAACCCAATATTTTCTTTATCTAAATATGCATTAAATTTGTCGTCTTCTTGTAATTGAAATTTTTCGAAAACAGATGCATAGGTGTCCATTGTTGTTGTTATATTTTTATGGCCTAATTTTTTCTGTAAAACTTTTGCAGACATTCCACTTTCTATACATCGTGTAGCATAAGTATGTCTTAACATATGTGTGTGAATATGTTTAGCGATAGAATACTTTTTATTTAGTCTTTGTAAATAGGAATTTAATTCATTAGGAGATATAAAATTATCTTCTTCGTCATCATAAAATAATAATCCGTATTTGTTATGAGAATCAATTTTAAAGGCATTTGATAGTATAATATGAATAGAACTATTAATTGTTATATTTCTAACAGAATTTTCAGTTTTTGTTTTATTGCCTAATATAACTTTATCATTTTTATTTCTTGTTAAAGTTCTTTGAATATAGATTTTATTATTATTAATATCAATATCTTCTTTTTTTAATGCTAAAACTTCTCCAATTCTCATACCAGTATATAATTGCATTAGAATAATTAAATCATATTTACTATTTAAATCTAAAACATTTATTAAATTTCTTTGTTCTTCTACGGTTAACGCTTCAATTTTTTTATTTTCTTTGTCTGAATTTGGTTTTTTTATAATTTCGCTATTAGTTGGATTGAATATTATATATTTTTCAGACATTGCAATTTTAAAAGCTTTATTCATCATTGAATACATTTTCTTTATAGAGCTATCAGAATAAATAGTAATGGTAGTCAAAAAATGTTTTATATCTTCTGTAGTTATTTTTTGTATATTTTTATTGGCAAAAGCAGAGTCGCATTTTATTATTTGTTTTAAAGTTTCTTGATTTCTCAAAAAACTTCTATCACTAATCTGATTAGTATCATATTTGTAACTTATATAGTTTTCAATTAATTCTTTGAATGTTATATCTTGTTTGTCAATAAAAAGCCCTTTATTAACATCTACAAGAGCTTTATTCATTTTATCTTTTACTTCTTTACGGGTTTTACCATATACAGATTTACGATTCAATTTACCATCCACTTTTCTTCCAGCAGTAAATTGGCCTACCCAACGATTTAATTTTTCAGAATAGAAAATAGAGCCTTCTCCATTACCTCTTTTTGCCATACAAAACATCCTTTCGTTATAGTGATAAAAATTAAATGCTAAAAAATAGCATTTATCTTTTGTTTAAAAGTTATAGATATCCATTTTCTTTATAATAATTATAAGCAAATTCTACAGTATTAGTAGATAAGCTAAAATAATCTGCAATATCATAAACAGTACTCATTCCGTTTATTAAAAGCCTCTTTAAAATCATTTATCGTAATTAATATTGTATTTTTCCACTTATTAGCTCTATATTCTTTTTGTTCTATTACGATTTTATCTGTATTGGCATTATACAAAGCATTATGATAATAATGTCCAAGTTCTTCTGCTAAAAGTTCCTTTTCTTCGCACGAGGTTTTAATTCGAGAGTAATTTAAACCGAATACAATATTTTTTATCAATCCTACCAATAATTGCCTTATTTTTCATTTTAAAGTTAATTATTGTAATATTTTCTTTATTAGCAATCTCATATAATTTATTTAAATTCATTATAGCCCCCAAAATAAATTAATTATCAGATTTATTTTCTTTGTTACCATATTTAATTTGTTTATAAAATCTTAGAGCATCTGCAATTTCCTCATCACTTAATCCTTCCATTTCTTTATGATAAGCAAATTCAAATTCTTGTTTTATTTGCTCTTCGGGATTTCTTATATCTGATTTACCTAAAAGATAATCTGTTGAAACATTAAAATATTCTGCCAATTTAAGAATTGTATTTGGAGTCATTTCTCTTTTTTCATTTTCGTAGTTTGAAATAGTTTGCAATGTAACATTTAATATTTTAGCAATACTTTCTAGACTTTCATTTTTTTCGAGTCTTAATTTCTTTAATCTATTCATAACATACATCCTTTACATAATATATAATATATTATAAAACAATTTGTTTAATAAGTAAACAAATTGTAAAATATTTTTCTTAGAGCGTCAACAGAATTAAACAAAATGTATAAAAAATATAAAAAAAGTATTGACATTTAACAAAATGTTTAATAGAATAACTTCAACAAATTGTTGAGGAGGTGCAAAATGACAAAAAAGACATTACAAGATTTAAGAGTTCAAAATGGATATACTCAAGAACAAGCTGCAAAATTTTTAGTAATTACAAAAGAATATTTGTCAATGTTAGAAAATGGATCTAGAAATCCAAGCGATACCTTAAAAGAAAAAATGTCTGAGTTATATGGTTGCGATATAACTGATATTTTTTTGGCAATAAGTTCAACAAAATGTTTAAAAGCAAAAAAGAGGTGATAAAAAAATGCAAGAAAAGAGGTCAATTCTTAATTATGAAAATTTACCAGAAACAATAACACCTTATGATTATGCAGACTGGAGAGGAATAGGAGAGAATAAAGCAAGGGAAATATTTAACAGACCTGACTTTCCTAGAATTAAAGGAACAGGAGTAAAGCAGTTAGCAGATAAAAGAGCAGTTTTACTTTATGATTTAGGACTAAACGAAAAAGATAAACAAGAAATACTACAAGAAATGGCAAGGCAAATTATATAGAAAGGGGTGAGAGAAAATGAGTAAACAAATGAAAAAGTATTGTTTAATTGGAAAAGCAGTATGTAGTTTATGCAGTGATGTAATACCTACGGTAGCAGTTATAGCAGCAGGAGCGCTAGTAATAATGAAAATATTTATAGGATAAGAGAGGAGCAAGAATATGAAAATAGAAGGAAGTCCACAAGAATTAGAACAATTCTTTAAAAAGTTTAACTTAATAGAAAATTTAGAAATAAAAATAGATGGCGAAAAAGTAGCGAAACAAATTGCACCATCTATAAGTCGAATTTTTAGTGAAAATTATTAGTTTAAATTATTATTAAGTATAGTTTCTAAAATTACTTTAATCATAATTTCTTCGTGTTTTTCTAACTTATCTATAAATTCAGTTTCAATAATTTTGGAACATTCTTGATGATATTTATTAATTGTGTTTTGAATAATTTCATCTTTAGACATTATTAATCACCTCCTTAGAGGCGATTATAATACAAAAATTAATAGAAAGGAAGTGATAAAAAAGATGGATAGATTAGATCAAATATTTATTTGGCACATCATTACATTATCAAAAATGAAATTAGAAAAAAGGAGAATAGAGAACAAATGGAAACGATAATAATATTTTTACTTTTAGGAATTATAGGAATGTTAGTGGCTTATGCAATAGTATCTACAGAGATATATAACGACAAAGTAAATAATTTAGAAGAAGAAATTTACGAAGTAGAACGTGAATTAAGTGAAAAATCTAACAAATTAAGATTAATTAAGAACGAAATAGATAACACAGATTTAGCAGAAACAAGCTATTTAGAATTGTACAACAGTTGCAAAAGAATAAAAAAAGTGATTGCTAATGCTCACGCATCAACAACCACAAAAGATTTTTTTCAAGAAAGTATAAATAAATAATAACACGAATTTAGAAAAAATGCAAGAAAAGAGGAACAAATGGATTTATCTAAAGAATTTTATCCTGTGCCAAAACCACCAAAAACAGAAAAAAAGAAAGTAAAAAAGATAAAACAAAAAAGTAGTAAATTAGCAAAATTAGAACGTAATAGATACAGCATAATTACATACAATTTAGATATTTGTTATGTATGCGAGAAACACAAAAAAGATCATTTGGATGAAGTTTTTGGAGGTAGAAATAGACAAACTAGTATGAAATATGGACTAGTTATACCAATATGTTTTAAATGTCACAGGAAATTAACAGATAATCCACTCTTAAAGAAAGACATACAGGAAGAAGCAAAACAGATTTTTATAAAAAAATATAGCGAAGAAAAATTTATTAAAGAATTTGGGAGGTAAAAATGTATATGGAAACAAAAACTAAAATTATTATAGGAAGTATTGTAGGAGTAATTGTAATAGCAATGATTATACTTATTGCAAGTATAACAACTGTACCAACAGGATACGTAGGAGTAAAAACAAGATTTGGACAAGTACAAGATGATGTAATTCAAGAAGGATTCAATTTAAAAGCTCCTTTTATAGAAAGTATAGTAAAGATAGATTGTAGAACACAAAAATATGAGATAGCAACAGAAGCTAGTTCGAAAGATTTACAGAAAATAAGTAATTTAAAAGTAGTAGTTAATTATAACGTAGATAAAAACAATGCCAATAATTTATATAAAGAAGTTGGAAAGGATTATCAAACAGTATTAATAGAACCAGCAATATTAGAAAGTATTAAACAAGGAATAAGTCAATATACAGCAGAAGAAACAATAACAAAAAGAAGTGAAGTAGCAGATATAATTATCAATTTATTAAAAGAAAAATTAGAAAATAAAGGTGTAACAGTAACAGCTTTAAATATAACAGATTTAAGTTTTTCAGAAGAATTTGACACAGCAGTAGAGCAAAAGCAAATAGTAGAACAAGAAACACAAAAAGCACAATATGAATTAGAAAAAGCAAAAGTAGAGAATGAGAAAAAGATAGAAAATGCTAAAGCAGATGCTGAAGTTATGAGGCAACAAAATGAGCAAATTACAGATAATTACTTGAGATTAAAAGAAATAGAAAATGAGCAAAAGGCAATTGAAAAATGGAACGGACAGTTACCTACAACTACATCTGATGCAATTCCATTTATAAATATTAATTAATGTGGACAACAGGGTATGACAATATAAGTTATATCCTGTTTTTACTAAAGAAAGGAGAAAAAATGGCACAAAAACGAATGTTTAATAACTCCGTAGTTGAAAGTGACGAGTTTTTAGAAATGCCAGACAGCTCTCAAAATTTATATTTTCACTTATCGATGCAAGCTGATGATGATGGTTTTGTAGATAAGTGGAAATCCATAATGAGAATGACTGGAAAAAAAGAAGACGATTTAAAAATATTAATAGCTAAATCTTTTGTAATTCCATTTGATACAGGAGTGCTAGTAATAAGACATTGGAGATTAAATAATTATCTGCAAAAAGATAGATATAAGGAAACAATATATAAAAATGAAAAATCTAGATTAACAATAGATAAAAGCAATGTATACAATTTGGATACAGAGTGTATACACAGTATAGATAAGAATAGAATAGATAAGATTAGTATAGAAAAGAATAGTAAAGAAAAAGAACAAGAAGAAAGCGAAAGTTGTGGCGACGGTTTTCAAGAAGACGAAAGTTGTAAAGACGGTCTTCTAACAGGAAAGGACAGTTGTAAAGACGATTTCCAAAAAGTTTCAAAATTTTACGAAGACAATATTAATCTTTTAACACCATACACATCAGAAGTTTTAGAAGATTATACAAAAGAGCTAGGATCAGAATTAGTTATTTATGCAATGCAGATTAGTATAGAAAACAATAAAAGAACAATCAGTTATATAAAGGCAATTCTCAACAATTGGTCTAAAGCCAATATTAAGACATTAGCAGAAGCTAAAAATGAAAATCAAAACAAAAACGAAAAGAAAGATAATATAAAAATTGAGGACGTAGAAATAATGGACACATCTGGTTTAAGCGAAGACGAATATTTAAAACTTGTAAGAGGTAAACGAAATGCAGGATGAAGAAATAGAGAAAGCAATGTTATATTATCTAATTTTCGAAAATTATGAATGTGAGCTTATAGATGCAGATTTTACAACTAGATTAAACAAGAAAATATTTAAAGCAATACAAAATTTAAAACAAGCAAAAGAAGAAATAACAATGCTAACTGTTAAAAACAAGTTAACTGATGAAAAAAATATATTAAGTTATTTAGCAACATTAAGTGAGAATATTTATAGCACAACTGCAGAGAGTGTATATAAAAAGTTAATTGAATTAACTAAAAAAAGACAAATGCAAAAACTGCTAAATGAGTCAGCAACAAAAATAAAAGATGCTGAAAATATAGATATAGACATAGAAAAAGTAATAAAAGAGCTAAATAAAATTGAAGATAGAGAAATTAAAGAAGAAAGCTTAAAAGAGCAGATTATAGACACATTAGACATGATAGAGAAAAACATGAAAAACAAAAATGATTATAGCTTATATACAGGAATGCTAGATTTAGATCAATTAACTTGTGGACTACATAACGAAGAATTAACAATAATTGGTGCTAGACCTGGAATGGGAAAAACAACATTTGCATTACAAATAGCAGACTATATAGCTAAAAAGAAAATACCAGTAATGTTTATAAGTTTAGAAATGTCAGAAGAACAAATTATAACAAAATTAATAGCAAAAGAAACAAGAATAAATAGTACAAAAATGAGATTAGGAACATTAACTGACCAAGAAGCAGTAAAAGTATATGAAGCTGGAGCAGAATTAGAAGAAAAATCTTTATACATTACTAGTAATTTAAGAACAATACAGCAAATAGAAGTAGAAGCAAGAAAAATGAAAAACAAGAAAAACATAGGTCTAATAATAATTGACTATATACAGTTAATTAAAAGTTCTCAAAAATTCAATTTAAGAGAGCAAGAAGTAGCAGACATAACAAGGACACTAAAGCTTTTAACATTGGAGTTGAAAATACCAATAATAGGATTATGCCAGCTAAATAGAAAGGCAACAAGACAAGAACCAATGCTATCTGATTTAAGAGAATCTGGAGCAATAGAACAAGATGCAGACAATGTTATTTTTATATATCAAGAAGAAGAAACTGATGCAGCAGCGCCAGTTGTAACAATAAAATTAGCAAAACAAAGAGCAGGCTCTACAGGAAAAGTAAATATGGTATTTAGAAAAGTATATAGCGAATTTGTAAATATAATCAGGAGGTAGTTATGAAAATTATAAATACAGAAGAACTACTAAAATTAAATGATATTGAGAAGATACAATTTATAAAGCAAATTATATTAGGACAAGCAAAATTTGTAGGAGGAGATGCAAATGAGAAGAAGTAGAGTGAGAGATATAGTTTATAAGATACTAGAAGCAGATACAAGAGCAAGAGAAGATGATAATTATTTAATATATAAAACAGTTAAAGAACTATTTCCAAGACTAGCAGAAACATATTTCAAAACGGCATTGCAAACATTAACAAATGCAGGAATAAGCTTTGAGAGTATAACAAGACATAGAAGAAAGTTTTTAGAAATACATCCAGAATTAAAACCAAAACAAAAAACAAGAATCAGAAAAGAAGAAGAGAAAAACTACGAAAAAGAATATAGCAGACATTTACCAAGATTAGATTAAACGGAGGAAAAAAGTATGGAAGTAAAAAGAGAAGAATTAATAGAGTACAGCTATTATGACGAACAAGGAAAGCTAATAGCAATTATTAATAGAGAGAAAGTACAAGAGTTATTAGAAGTAGATGAAGTGAGGTGGAAAGAGTGAATAAAGAATACAGAATAGACATATTTCTTGTAGGTGGTACAACTTATTCTACAACCTTATCCGAGCAACAAAAAGATAGAATGGTTGAAGTTTTAGAAGAAAAAAGAATAGAAAGAATGTCATTTGGACCTGATATAGAAAATAATGACACATATATAGTTAACTTAAAGAATGTAAATTTAATAAAAATAAGTGAGGAAAAATAAATGAAACGTATACTTTTAAAATTGTTATTAATATTAATTTTAGCCACAATAACAGGAATATTAGTCAGTTTATTTGAAGATTATAGAATAAGAGTTTTTATAATAACTTTATATGGTTATTTTTCTTGTATTATTTTAAATTACGAAAAATTTTAAAGAATAACTAGAGAATAGCGAGGAATTAGGATGGATATAGAAGAGGATATAAAGAAAGTAAAAGAGCTAAATAATTTATTAAAATTTTTTAAAACGCACGGTTGGATTCCAAATTTGTCTAGAAACACAAATATAAACGAAACAATAGAAGCAATAGAACACATATTAGCAGAAAGAGAAGAAGATAAAAAGAAAATAAAAGAGTTAGAAGAAAATCAACAAAAATTTTATAATGGAGAAATTTATACTGCAAAACAATTAAAGCAAGTAGAAGAAAATCAAAAGAAATATTTTATTAATAAACAAAAAGTAAAAGAAGGCTTGGAAGATATAGAAGATTATTTTGATAGATTAAATGGACCAGATGAAGATATTGAATATATAAGAAATATAAAGAAAGAATTATTGGAGGATAAATAATGAATGTAACAGATTTAATAATTTATGCCATATCTAAATTTCCAAAATATGATGTAATAAAATATAATTTTAATTTTGATTATAACAAAACTCCAAAAAATGAAATTTGGAAAGATATACCTAACTTTAATTATGAATGTAGCAATTATGGAAGAATAAGAAATATAACGACAAAAAAATTAAAACAATTAAGAATAAGTCGATATGGAAATCAAGTAATGTTATGGAAAGATTCTAAAGGATATTTATTAACTATATCAAGATTAGTTGGAAGTTTATTTATAAGAGAAGTAAATAAAGATGAAAGAGTATCACATATAGATGGAAATATAAGAAATAATTATTATAAAAACCTAAGGATAACATCAAAAAATACAATTTAGAAAGTTAAGTGCTTAAATGGATTTTAAATGCTCAAATGCGAAAATAAAGTAAATGGGACTTTGATTGGACTTGTCCAGTTTTATTAAAGGAGAAATAAAAATGATAAAAGAATTTGTAGAATGTTGGAATAAGTATAAAGTAGATTTAGAAGAATATTTTAAAAATGCAAAACAAGGAGAATATGATACTTATGAAAAAATAGTAAAATTATTATTTGATAAAGTAATAAATAAAGAAGAAACAAAAGGACGTTTATTTGATATTGATAATATTAAAGTAATTGATGATGGAGATTGGCAAGGAACACAAATATTTATTATTAATTTAAAAAGTTATCAACCATGTGAAACAGAATATGTTGTAACTAATACTTATTATGGATCATGTAGTGGATGCGATACATTACAAGCAATACAATCTATACAAAGATATAATTTTGACAAATTACCAAATGAAGAGCAAATAAAAGGTTATATGCAATTAGCATTACATTTATTACAAAAAAGTAAATGGTTATATGAGGAGGAGTAAAGAATGAGTGATTATGTAAAAAAGAAAGTCATAAGATACCCTATTGATAAAGAAATATTTAAGCATTACGGAATAGAAGATTATGAATGGGATATTGTAGAAAAATTCAAAGAGATAGATCCTAATTTTGAAGAACTACCAAATAAAGGGCAAATAGGATTTGATAGTACATATAACAGTAAAGATGAAGAAAGTAAATATTATATAGACTATGTATTAGCCTATACATACGGTGCAGATTGTGGTGATTTCGGCATATCACAATTATTAACAGAGGAACAAAAAGTAAAATATAAAACAATGTTTGAAAAATTTATTCCTAATATAGATACAAGTAAATTTAGATTAGTAATATTTTGCTATTACAATGGTTGTGATTGTCCAGATTATTACGAAATAACACCACCAATTACTGATGAGGAGGAGTAACTATGTTATTAGGAGAAAATGAAATTGCAATGCTAGAATTAGAACAATTAGTAGAAAAATCAAGAGAATTAAGAGAAGAAGACTTTTATACAATATTTACAATACATGAAGTTCAGAATATAGCAACAGTTTTAAATATTATTCCTAAACTACAAAAAGAAAATGAAGAAAAAGATAAGCAAATAAAAGATTTACAATCAAGAAAAGACAATCAAGAAAAAAGATTTAAAAAATATAAAGAAAATATAGATAAACAACACAAAGAAATATATGAAAATTTAGTATCTGAAAAAGAAAAATATATGTATTTATATCAAAAAGCACTAGATAATACAGTAAAATCAGACAAAGAAAATATAGACTTAAAAAAGCAAATAGATTTAATGGTAGAAAGAATATATCAAGCATATTTTAATGAAGATAATTTTTGGAAATGGTTTGGAAATATTATTGAAATGAGTTCAGAAAAAGATTATTTAAAAACAATTAAACAATATTTTGAAAAATTAGTAAAAGAGAAAGGATAGATATGTCAGAAGATAAAAAGATAGAACAAATGATAGCTTATGGATATAAAGAGATAACTATAAGCAAAGAAAAGTATGAAAAATTAAGAACAGAAACGAAGAACTTAATTAAGCTTAATGATGTTAAATTAAATTTTATAGAAGAGGAGAAATAAAAATGTTAGCAATATGGACATATTTAGCTATTATAGATGATATTCCAGGGGAGTTATATGGAGATGGTTTATTATATTTCTTTGCACGTAGTTTAATATATATAATTGCAATAATTCCTTCTTTACTTATATTATGTTTCGATATTTTAATAAGCCCAATAGAAATTATTATAGCAATTATATATTTAATAAAGAGGAGAAGGTGAGTAGATGAAAAGAATATTAAAAGCATTATTAAAGACGATTCTAGTTATTATAATAATGATTTTATGTATAGCATATACGATAGTATTTTTTTATAACAGAACAATATGGGCTTTTATAACTTTAGGCTTAGTTGTTTTAGGCGTAATAGCATTTATTTTTTGGAAAATTTACGAAATGGAGGACGAGTAGATGACTAAAGAGCAAGATAAAGCTATAGAAAGATGTAATAAATTAATAGAAACAGAACATTCTAATTGGATAGGAATAACTAATCAAAAAGCCATAGAAACAGTCTTAAATATGCTAAAAGAAAAAGATGCAGAGATAGAGAAACTAAGAAAACATAATAAAGAGTTATTACGAAAACTAAGAAATAGAGTAAAAGAAGTTAAGAAGTTACAAAAAAATCCAAACTATAAAGCTATTGTAACAAAGCAAGGAAAAACATTAGAGGAGAGAGCAGAACAAATTAAGAAATACAAACAACTATATAATAAAGCGTTAGATGATGCAGTAACGACATCACACGACAATATGAAGAAAGACAAGATGATAGATTTAATGGCAGAATACATATCGGATTTAGATATTGATGAAGATATTTGCAAAAAACAATCGGATAATAATTGTGATGACATCAATAGAGAGGTTGAATGTAAAGAATGCATAAAACAATATTTTGAAAGAATAGCAGAACAAAGTTCTAGTATTAATAAAACACAAGAAAAAAATTAGAAAATGAGGAGGTATTATGAGAGATATAAAATTTAGATTTTATGATAAAGAAAATAAAATAATGTATTATTGTGATTTAGAAGATTTATGTGAAGACGATTATTGGTTTGATGGTGAAACAGAAGTATGGAGTGTTTTATATGATAGTAACAATGAACAGGAAAAATTTGTAGCAATGCAATACACAGGACTTAAAGATAAAAACGGAAAAGAAATATATGAAGGAGATATATTGCAAATAGATATAGATAAAGCTTTTGTAAAATGGAATGATAAATATGGCTATTTTCAATTAATACCAATTGGAGATTATTATTTTGATAGTGATGTTATAGGACAAGCTCTAGAATATTTAGAAGCAGAAGTAATAGGAAACGTATATGACAATTCAGATATAGGAGGTAACAATGGAGATTAAAGTAGGAGAATATGTGAGAACTAAAAAAGGAAAAATATTTAAATATGGTAAAGGTAGAGCATATTTAGGAAAAGATAATGAAATAGTAAACCATAGCAAAAACATAATAGATTTAATAGAAGAGGGTGACTATGTAAATGAGCAAAAAGTTTTGTGCTTAAAAAAGAATAATGATAACTGCAGAGATGATATAGGAACAAGTTATATAGAAGGTATTGATATTTATTTAGGGTATGATGAATCTGACATCAAAACAATACTAACACATGAGCAGTACGAAAGAACATGTTACAGATTGGGGGACAATTAATGTATAAGATAGAAATATGGAGATTTCATGTAATACATGAAACTTATACAAGCAATAATATAAAAGACATATTGAAATGGTATAGAAACAATTGGCAAATATCATATGAATGGGGAGATTGCAGTTTTGAAGTGTATAAAAATGGCAAAGAATTATCATTTGATGAGCTTAATAAAATAGGTTTTTTTGTAAGTTTTGAAGAATTAGACGAGGAGGAAGAATAAATGCCAAAGACATATAAAGGATATGAACTAGTACAAGCTATATACGGAGGTAAAATAAAGGAAGATACAAAGTTTTTGGTAAAATCCCAAGTAATGTATTGGGATGGGAATAATATTGTGTACATGTCTAATCCAAATACAACATTATCATTACTACAACTAGCTAACGCGGAATTTGTATTATTAGATGAAGAAATAGATATACAAGAGATAGAAGAATATGAATTTCCAAGTTATACAGATAAATTAACACCAATAGAAAATAAGTTATTAGAACTTATAAATGAAAACAGAAAAGCTATTAAGCAACTTGATAGAAAAATAAAAGGAGGAAATACAAATGTTTAATTTAAGAAAAAGAGTAGAGAATTTAGAAAATCAATTAAAGATAGATCCAGTTGTAATTACAGAAGAGGATTTATATAAATTTTATTTAGAAAGAAAAATAGATGAGATAAATGCAAGATTAAAATATAATTTAAATTATTCTATAGAACATAATACAGAATCAATTAGAGCAGACGGATGGAGGTTTTTCGATATGTCATGGACAACAAGTATAAAGATTAAGATAAGCGATATAGAAATTAAAAAGTTTACTTATACGCCACATCCAAACATAACAAAAAAGGATATTTACAAAACAATATTAAGATACATAAACTCAAAACCTATAAGTTATTTTATAAAATTAGACAAGAAGCTTGAAGATTTAAAGAAACACAATAAAGAATTAGATGATAAGAAATTAAACCTAGAAGAGGAATTAAAGAAAATAATATAAATTGTAGGAGGTACAAAAGATTGGAAATTAAAACCTTAATTAAATTATTAAAAAACTATAAAGAAAATAAAGCTACATTAAACATTAGATTAAAAGAATTAAAGAACAAAAGAATAGAATTAAAGAATCTAGTAGTAGATACTAGTATAAGTGGAATAAATTATGATACGGAAGGAATACATAGTAAAAATACTATATCAGACAAAACAGGAAACAGCATTATTAAGACAGATGATAAAAGAATTAAACTAGAAGAGGATATAAAGAAACTAGAAGAGGATATAAAGAAATTAAGAAAAGATGTAGAGGCTGTAGATGATAGATTAGAGATATTAACATATAAAGAAAAACAATTATTAATTGCAAGGTATATCGAAGAATGTAGTTATGCTGATATAGGAAATAGAGTATACTATCAGATATATAGCGAAACGAGAAGTGAAGATACAATACAAAGAATGATTAATAGAGCATTAAAAAAAGTATCAAAAATATAAAAAATGAAAATGCGGTTATTTTGCGGTTGTTTTGCACTTGTTTTTTAAAAAATAACAGTTTATAATTTATAATAGCAACAAAAAGTTGTAAGGCATCCTTTCATTATTATTCAAATATAATTACTACATAAAATTGTGACTATATATGTCACAATTTTTTATATTGCGGGATAGAGCAGATGGCAGCTCGTTGGTCTCATAAGCCAAAGGACACAAGTTCGAATCTTGTTCCTGCAACCATAAGAGTAGATGTTTTTAATGTCTACTCTTTTTTTATGTACTAGACATTGTGATTTGTTGCAAGATCACCTCCTTTCTTAATATAAATATTTGACTAAACAAGCTATTTCTAGTGTAGCTTGTTTTTTATTTATAAGGAGAAATAAATGAAACTGAAAATTATAATTTTATATTTATTAATAAAGGTAATGAAAATATGAAAGATAAATTAAATTGGAAAGAATGTATGAAACGTAAATGTGAACAATGCAAATATTATGATAAATGTTTTAAAGAGGAGAGAAAAAAAGATGAGCGTAAAAAAATGATAAAGAAGAAATAAAAGAACTAGCAGAGATTTTTAAATCAATAGCAGATACTTTAGACGAAGCAGTAAAAATTCAAGATAAGTTAGATAATAACGAATTAGATATGTCTGAAGAAGAGACAGACGAAAAAGTAGAAGAGATTTTAGGAAAGTTTGTTATAAAGCTATTAAAAGCACAAGAAAAATTAAAGGATATATAAAGATGATTAAACAGAGAATAATAGAAAACGAAGTTTATACAATAAATATACTCAAAGAATTAACTAGCGACGACAAAATAGATTTGGAAAAAAGTATTAAAACATTACAAAAATACAAAGACAAAAGCATAATAAGTTCTTCTAAGTTTATTGTAATCAACACGCATAAGACAATGAGCGAAATAAATACAGAACTTATTAATGATAAAATAAGAAAATTATTTAAAGTTTATAAAATAAACGGAAAGGTAATGTATTGCATAGAAGATATAAATACAATCAAAGAAATAGAAAGTTCAGAACTTAATAACATAAATAAAAAAGAACTTATTAGTAAAATAATATTAATAGAAGAATCGGTTAAAGAATTAGAAGAATATTTAACAAAATTAAAAGAAAAAACAGGAGAAAATATAAATGAAAAACATAATATTATATCATAATAATTTATTAAAATTTGGTGGAGTAGATACATTTGTATATAACTTTACTAAAAAATTAAAAAAATATTACAATATAACATTTTTATATAGTATAGCTGATGAAGAAAATCTAAAAAGAATAAAAGAAAATGTAAAAAATGTAGAAAAATATGACTCTAATAAGAAATATATTTGTGATATTTGTGTTTGTGCATCTGCATGGGGAGAATATCCAGAAAGTGTAGTAGCCAAAAGTGGAAGATATATTCAAATGGTACATGCAGATTATGTAAGAGCTAAAGAAGTTAATTTTACTTATAATAAATGGCATAAAACTACAGAACATGTTGGAGTATCAGAGCATGTTTGTAAAATTTTTAAAAAATTATATCCAAAAGAAAAAATAACAAGAATATATAATATTTTAGATGAAATACAAGAAACAAAACCAATATTAAAATTAATTAGCGCAACAAGAGTCAGCAAAGAAAAAGGCTATGAAAGAATGCTTAAATTAGCACAAGAATTAAAAAAAGCAGGAATAAAGTTCAGATGGACAATATTTACAGATCTAGAGTTATATAATAAAAAGCCCTTTAATTTAGAAGAAATTGTATACATGAAACCATCTCATAATTTTTTTTGATTATATAGTAGAGGCTGATTATGGAGTTCAACTTTCAGATACAGAAGGATATAGCTACTTTATTAATGAGTGTTTAGAATATGGAACTCCAGTATTATGTACGAACTTTCCTAGTGCATATGAAAGTATTGAAGATGAAAAGAATGGATATATATTAGATATGCAATTAAGCAATTTAAATATTAATAAAATAGTTAATAACATTCCAAACAATTTTAACTACAAAGAAAAATGTACAGAGAAGGATTGGATAAATTTTTTAAATAAAAAGATAGAAAGGAAAAAGAAAGATATGTTTAAAGTAATAGCAAAACAAAACTATAATGATAAAATGCCAGAGCTAATTGAAGGAATTATAGATAAAGAAATACAATACAATGCGAATGGAAGTGCAGCAATTAGCGAAGGAGATATTTATATTATAAATGATGCTGATAGAGCAAAACAAATAGAGGAATCTGGTTTAGCAGTAGTAATGGAAATAATAGAAAAGAAAGAAGAAACAAAAGAAAAAGTAGATAATATTAAAGAAATAGAAGAGGTTAAAGAAGAAAAGAAGAAAACAAAAGGAAGAACTAGAAAGAAGATAGAAAAATAAGATGTTATTAAAGTTATGTGCAAGATGCCAAAAGGTAATACAAGCTCCTAATAGATATTGCAGCAATTGTCAAAAGATTGTAGATAAAGAAATAGAAATTAACAAACAAAGAAATATGAGTAGATATAACAAGAACAGAGATAATAAATATAAAACTTTTTACAATAGTAAAGATTGGAAGCTACTTAAGGAAGCATATAAGATTAAACATCCATATTGTGAGATGTGTCAAGAAGAGGCAAAGCAAGAAGGTAAATATACAATACAATTAACAGAAGAGATACATCACAAAGAACCTATACAAACACCAACAGGTTGGCTACGAAGACTAGAGTGGAGTAACTTAATAGCATTATGTCATAAACATCATAATATACAACACAATAGATTTAAGAAGAGGAAAAAGACGTGAAGATATTTAGTGCAATTGTAATTTCAAATGAATATAAAGATAGAATAGATATTCTGTACGAATGCGACAGCAAAAGAAACATACAATGTAGAGGACATAATAGTTGTAAAGAATGTCGCTATACACATGAATTAAAATATGCAAAAGATATATCTCAAAGAAAAACAAGAATAGAATTAGAAGAAGAAATAAAAAGAAAAGATGAAGAGATAGAAGAATACAAGAACACAATTAGAAGAATGATAAACAAAGAAAATATATTTAATTTTAAAACAATGAATGAAATAAGAAAAATATATAATTTAGAACCAATAGATTGAACAATATTAAAGTAAAAGAAAATAATAGAAGAGGCTAGGGGTACATAAAAAAGTTTTAAAGGTTTAAATCTAGAACGGTGCGTCCCACCTCTTTGTACAAAAAAGTCCCTCAAATCAATTTAAAAGGACAAAAAACGAAAGGTGAGGTCTAATGCCACGTGGAAATCAAAAACAGCCTATAAACTTGATTTTGGCTAAAGGAAAGAAGCATTTAACAAAGGCAGAAATAGAAGAAAGACAAAAAACAGAAATAAAAACTGACCATATTAATGTTACTGCTCCAGAATATTTAACAGATGAGCAAAAAAAAGAGTTTTATAGAATTGCAAAAATTTTATTAGATATAGGAATAATTACAGAACTAGATGAAGATTGTCTAGCTCATTATTTAATTTCTAATTCAAATTATGTTAGTTATACTAAAAAATTAAATGAACTAAATGGGAAATTGGCACGAGCAAGAAAGACGGAAAAGAAAAAAGATTATATGTCGCAAATTGATTTGTATTTAACTTATCAGGATAGAGCATTAAAGCAATGTAGAGCTTGCGCAAATGATTTAGGATTATCTATATCTTCAAGAGCTAGATTAGTAATGCCAGAGGCTAAAGAGCCTCCAAAAGAAAATAAATTTAATAAGTTTAAAATATTATGATAGATAGAGTTACAGAATATGCAAAAAAAACCATAGAAGAAAACAAAATGGGACAGTTGCATATTTTAGCTTGTAAAAGACATCTTGAAGATTTAAAAAGGCAAGGAACTAAAGATTTTCCATATATTTGGAATCCTGAAAACTCTGAAAGAATTATAGAATATGCAGAAACATTAACAATTGGAGAGGGATTTGAAAAAAAGCCAGTTAAACTTGTTGGTGGACAAATCTTTGATTTTGGATGCCCTTTTGGTTGGCTAAAATTAAATGGAAAAAGAAGATTTAGACGTTCTTATAAAAGTATGGCTAGACAGAATGGAAAATCTTTTGAAAATGGTATAAAAGGAACATATATAGCTGGGTTTAGTGGTTATCATTATGGAAAACTTTTTACAGTTGCTACAAAGAAAAGACAAGCTAGAATCGCCTGGGAAGAAATGAAAAAATTTATAGAAGCAGACAAAGATTTGCAAGAGCTTTTTGAAATTAAAGATTATAAATCTTTAATAATTGCTAATGATAGCAAATGCACAATTGAAGCTCTTTCTCGAGAAGGGGGATTAGATGAAGGATTTAGAGCAATATTTGCTTCTATAGATGAATATCATCAACATCCAGATGCTAAAACATATAAAGCTATTTATAATGGAACTAGAGCATTAGATGAAACATTAATAAGTATTATTACAACTAGAGGCGATAAACTAAATAGCGCATGTTATGAAATGGACAGATACTGTATAAATATTTTAAAAGGAATAGCAAAAGCAGAAGACTTTTTTGTTGATATATATGCATTAGATGAAAAAGACAATATATTTGATCCAAAAAATTTAATAAAAGCCAATCCATATCTTGCATCTACAAAACAAGGTTTAGAAAATTTAAAAACAGATATGCAAACTGCTAGAGATATGGGAAGTGAAGAGTTAAGGGACTTTATGACAAAGTCCCTTAATTTATGGGTACAAAACACAGAAGATATATTCATTAGCCCAGAAAAATGGAAAAAATGTGAATCTGATTTAGAATTAGAAGATTTAGAAGGTTCAAAATGTTATGCTGGATTAGATTTATCTTCTGGTGGAGATTTAACAACTATTGCTATAGAAATTCCACTAAAAGATAATGAGTTTTTTATAGCTACACATTCTTTTATGCCAAGAGGAAGAATGGAAGAGCATATTACAACAGATATAGCTCCATATGATTTATGGGAAAGACAAGGACTTATTACTGTAACAGGTGGACAAACAACATTCAAAAATGATTATAAGTTTATTATTAAATATTTAAAAGACATAATAGAAAAATATGATTTAGAATTGCAAGGAATTGGATATGACCCACATAATGCAGATGTTTTTTTATCAGATTTGGAGGAATTTGGTGTGCCATTGTTAGAAATAAAACAATCAGCTAGATTTTTGCACGATGGAACAGAAGATATGCAACTTAATGTAGAATCTAGAAAGATTAAATACAACAAACGTGAAGAACTACTTAGCTATAGTGTTTCTAATGCTAAAATTGTAAAAAATAGTTTTGGAGAGAAAAAAATTGACAAAGAAAAAAATGCAAAAAATAAAAGAATAGACCCTTGCGATGCAATGATAGATGCTCATATTACACAAATGAAGTTAAAAGAAGAAGAAAAAATAGATTACAACAAAGAAATGGAAGAGTATTTAAACAACATGGGATGGAATTAGGAGGCAAGTAAGTGAAAACAAAGTTAAAAGTTAGAATTAAAAATGCAATAAATGTATTAAGAGATAAACAAACGCAAGATAATGCAATGCGAGAGTTACTTAATTTTTTAGGGATAGATGGAAAAAACGAAAAAGCTTTATCTGAAGTAACTTATTTTACTTGTTTGAAATTACTTTGTGAATCCGTTGGTAAAGTACCATTAAAAATATTTCAATATAATTCCGACGGTGGAGTGGTAACAGCAAGAGGACATCCTTTGTATTTTACAATTCACGATAGACCAAATCCATATATGACTGCAACAACTTTTTGGGGAACAATGGAAAATAATAGAAATCAGTTTGGAGATGCTTATGCATGGATAAAAGGTGCAAGTAAAAAAATGACATTATGGATTCTTCCTTCTGATGAGGTAGAAATTTGGTATGATGATCAAAAAGTTTTATCTGATATACCTGATATTTACTACATATATTCGCATGGAGGAAAGTTATATAAGTTTTCCTCTGAAGAGATAATACATGTAAAAAGTTCTATGAGCTTTGATGGAATAAAAGGAATAGCAGTAAAAGATCAACTTAAATTAACAATAGACGGAAATGTAAAAGCACAGAAGATGTTAAATCAAATGTATAAAAGTGGATTTACAGCTAAAGCTGTAGTTCAATATACATCAGATTTATCAGATAATAATTTGAAAAATTTTAAAGAAATGATAGAGGATTTTGCTGGTAGTGATTTAGATGATAAAGAAGTAAAAAATATTATTCCAATTCCTGTGGGAACAACATTAACTCCTCTAAATGTTAAACTTGCAGACAGTCAATTTGTTGAAGTAAAAAAATATAGTGCTTTACAAATTGCATCTGCATTTGGTATTAAACCAAACCAGATTGGAGATTATGAAAAATCTAGCTATGCAAGTTCTGAATCACAACAATTAAGTTTTTATAAAGATACATTGCTTTATATTCTAAAGCAATATGAAGAGGAACTAAATTACAAACTTCTTTCAAGAGAAGAAATAGATAAAGGATTTTATTTTAAATTTAATATTGCTGTTTTGTTAAGAGCAGACCAAAAGACACAGATTGAAACATTAAGTCAAGCTGTGTCTAATTTTATATATACACCTAACGAGGCGAGAGCTTATTTGGATAAACCTGCAATGGCAGGAGGAAATAGACTTCTTGGAAATGGTGCAAGCATTCCTGTTGAATTAGCAGGAACTCAATATACAAATAATTCAGAAGGAAAGGAGGAGGAAAAGAAATGGATAGAGAAGAGTATGGAGAAAGTACTGAAAAAATTCTTGACGAAGGAATAATATGCAAATCTGCAGAAGTAGAAAATCAAGATGTAACAGAGGAAGAAATTAAAAAAATAAACAAATTTACTCTTGCTCCTCTAAAAGCAGAAGAAGTATTTACATTTAAATTAATATTAGGAGATAACGGTTTAGATGATAGAAATTATGAACCATTTAACTTAAACGCCCTAAAAGATTTAAAGAAACTTTATATTGGGAAAACAATGATAAAAGACCACAAAAGAACAGCAGATAATCAAATAGCTCGAGTTTATGATACAGAATTGCAACAAGATTCAAGTAAACTAACTGAAGCTGGAGAAATTTTCACAAAGTTGATTGCTAAATGCTATATGATTAAAACAGACAAGAATGCAGATTTAATTGCAGAAATTAAGGCAGGAATAAAGAAAGAAGTTTCTACAAGCTGTAGAGCAAAACATGCATACTGTTCAATTTGCGGTGAAGACAATATGAAGCATTATTGTACTCATTATTGGGGACAGGAATATGACACAAAAGATGGCAAAAAGATATGTTATTTTACACTAGATGGAGCAAAAGAAGCTTATGAAGTGTCTTTTGTAGCAGTTCCAGCACAGCCACGAGCAGGAACTACTAAAAATTATGGTGGCAAAGAAAAAAATAAAAATAATGAAGAATCCGAGATTGATTTAAAAATCAAGAATTTGGATTCTTTTTTATTTTTAGAAAAAGAAAAAATGGAGGAATAAAACTATGAATAAAAAAATGAGAGAACTTTTAGCAAAAATTGAAAGCAAACAAGCTTTAGTGAAAGGATATACAGATGGTGAAAATAAAGATTTAGAAAAAGCAAAAGAACTTTTAGATGAAATAGAAAAATTACAAGAAGAATATCAAGTTGAAAAAAGATTATTCGAAAACGAAAAGAAAGTCGCTAAACTAAATGAAGAAGACATAGAAGAAATAGAAAAAAATATAGCTAACAAAAAAGAAGATAATAAAGAAATAAAAGAAGAAAGCTCAATAGAAAAATTTGCAAAAGAAATAAAAAATATTGCAAAAGGATTAAACGAAGGAACTCCAGCAGATGGTGGATATACAGTTCCAGAAGACATTTCTACTTTAGTAGAACAAAGAAGAGAAGCAAAAGCTTCATTAATAGATTTAGTAAGTGTAGAAATTGTTTCTACAAATAAAGGAAGTAGAACTTTTAAGAAAAGAAGCCAACAAACAGGATTTACTAAAGTTGGTGAAGGAGGAAAAATAACAAAATCTTCAACACCTCAATTTGAGAGAATGGATTTTGAAATATCTAAATATGCAGGATATTTACCAATTACAAATGAATTATTAGAAGATACAGATACAAACATTGTTAATACAATTGTTGAATGGCTTGGAGATGAATCTAGAGTAACAAGAAATAAAATAATTCTAGATTTAATTAAAACACAAAGTGAACAAGAATTAAATGGATTAGATGATATTAAGAAAACTTTAAATGTTACATTAGGAAGTGCTTTCAAATCTACATCTGTAATTGTAACTAACGATGATGGCTTACAATATTTAGACACATTAAAAGATAACGAAGGCAATTATATATTACAACCTAATCCAGCTGAACCTATGCAATTAAGATTATGCGCAGGAGCAACTACAGTTCCTGTAAAAGTAATACCTAATGAAGATTTACCAACAAGTTCAAATAAAATTCCAATTATAATTGGAGATTTAAAAGAAGGAATAAGATTCTTTGATAGAAAAAGATTAACACTTAATACATCTAATGTTGCAGCTATTGGAGAATTAAATGCTTTCGAAGAAGATCTAACATTATTTAGAGGTATTGAAAGAGAAGATTGTAAAATAAGAGATAATAAAGCTTTTGTAAATGGATATATTAGTACAACTCCTTCTGTGTAGGAGGGATATAAATGAAACAAGAAGTAGAAAAACTCTTGAAAATTGCTAAAGAATGTTTGAGTATAGTAGATTCATCATCTTTAAAAGATAAAGAAATTACTATGCTTATCGAATCTGCAATATCAGACTTAAAAAGAGTAAATATAGATGTCGATAAAAACATAGAAGATGATTTAATACAAAATACAATAATAATATATGTTAAGGCTCATTTTGGAGATGGAGATATTAATAAAAGAACAGAATATCTAAAACGCTATAAATCTAACTTAAGAGAATTACAGTTTTCTGAAGAATATCAAAAACAAAATAATGAGGAGGTAGATAACAATGCGTGATGTAAGTTGCAAGTTGTTATCTACAACATATAAAAAAGATACAAATAGCATTCAAACTATAGACAAAATAGAAGAGAAAGAAGTACCGATTATAGATGAAGAAGATATATATGCAAATGAATATTATCAAGCAAATCAAAACGGATATAAACCTACTTTGAGATTAGTAATTAGTAGTTTAAATTATAATAATGAACAAGAATTAATTTATATGGATGTAAAATATACGATAATTCGTATTCAAAAGAAAAATCTTGATGAACTTATATTAATATGCGAAAGGAAAATTAATAATGTCTAATTCCATAAAAATAGATAATTTGTCTAAAATAGTTAAAAAATATTTAACAAATTATGTTGAAGATATAGAAGACGGAGTAAAAGAAGCAACAGAAAAATTATCTAAAGAAGCTGTCAAAGAGTTAAAAAAAGAATCTCCAAGACGAAAACCAAGTAAAAAAGGACCAAGAGAAAATCCTTACTGGAAAGGATGGAGCAGAAAGAAATATACGAAGTCAAAGAGAAGATATATAGTAGATATATACAATAAAACAAATTATCAGTTAACTCATTTATTGGAAAATGGACATGCTACCAAAAACGGAGGACATACAAAAGCTCAACCACATATTAAGCCAGTAGAAGAAAAATATAACAAATTATATGAAAAAGAAATAAAAGAAACAATTATAAGGAGTTCTAAAACATGAAGAACCTACAAGAATTAGCAAAAAGATTTGAAGAACAAAAAATACAATATGCTTATGGTAATTTTCAAGAAGAGGTCAATCCTCCACATGCTGTAGCATTGGAAACAGAAACAACTAATTTTTTTGCAGAAAATAAAGTTTATCACAGAGTAGGAAATATTCAATTAGATATAACTATGAATTATATAGATTTAAATTTAATTAATACGATTGAAAACAAAATTTTATATGATGTTTGTTGGAACAAATCAGAAATGACTTATCTGTCAGATGAAAAAATTTGGCAGATAAGTTATTTTTTTGAAATTTAAAAGAGAGGAAGAAAAAGTATGAGTAAAGATGGAAATAGAGTTTACTTTGGATTAAGTAATGTACATGTTGCTAAAATGATTATTGGAGAGGATGGTTCTATAACTTTTGGAACGCCTTTTAAGGTACCAGGTGCAGTAAATTTATCATTGGATGCAGAAGGGGATAGTGAGCCTTTTTATGCAGATAATATAAAATTCTGGGAGAGTTTTGCTAACAATGGATATAGTGGAGATTTGGAAATTGCAAAGCTACCTGAAGAATTTGAAACAGAAATATTAGGGCAAAGAAAAGATGCTAATGGAGCAATAATCGAAAACGTAAATGATAAAATATCTCCATTTGCATTTATGTATCAAGTCGAAGGAGATCAAACAGGAACTAGATTCTGTTATTATAACACAACAGTTTCTAGACCAAGCACAGAAGCAAACACAACAGAAGATACTAAAACACCAAACACAAATACATTATCTATTACAACATCTGCTAGAACAGATACTGGAGATGTAAGAATAAAATTACCTTATTCAGAAGAAAACAAAGAAATTTATGAAAAATTCTTTGAAAAAGTATATGAACCAACAGAGATACCATCAGTATAGTTAAGCTATACTGATTTTTGATTTTGAAAGGAAAATAGCAAAATGAAAAAAGTAAAAATTTGTGATAGAGAGTTTGATATAGATTGCAATGCATTAACTTATATTCAATATAGAAAAAAATTTAATAGAGGGATATTCGAAGATTTTGAAATAATACAAAATTTTATAACTATGCAAACTTTGATGGCAAATCAATTAAAGAAAGAAAATCCAAAAATAACAGAAGTCGAGATAACAACAAAGTTATCTCGATTAATGCTTAAAAGTATTGATAACTATATAGAAGCGGTAACAAGAATTGCCTATATTTGCTGTTACACAGCAAATCCAAAAATTGGCGAATATGAAGATTGGCTTAAGTTAATTAAAAGAATCAATACAACAGATGATTGGATTGTCGAGGTAACGGAATTTGCCGTCGATAACTTTTGTGGATGAAGAAGCTATTAAAGAATTAAAAAAAATAGTTAAAAGTGAAGAAGAAATAAATTTAAAATTCCCAGAACATGATTTTTTTGCTACAGCATTAAAAATAGGACTAACTATAGAAGATTTAAAAGAATTGACATATGTAGATATTTTAAAAATATTTATATCATTTTTACAAAAAGATAAAGATAAAACAAAAAATGGAGTAAGAAAAGCTACGCAAGAAGAAATTAATCAATTAGTTGCAAGAATGTAGGAGGATAATATGGCAGGCAGTATAAAAGGCATTATCGTTGAAATAGGCGGAGATACATCAGGGTTACAAAAAGCAATAAGTAAAGTAAATTCTGCTACATCTAGTTTAACTAAAGAATTAAGAGGAGTAAATTCCTTATTAAAGTTAGACCCAAAAAATACAGAGTTATTAAGTCAGAAACAAGAAATATTATCTGAAGCAATAGAAACAACTTCTGAAAAATTATCGCAATTAAAAAAGATACAAGAAGAAGCTAACAATGATATGAGCAAAGTTTCTCCAGAAAATTATAGAAACCTTCAGAGAGAAATTGCAAGCACAGAAAATAAACTAAAACAACTACAATTACAAGCAAGCAAATGGAACGAAGCAGGGAAAAAGCTAGAAGAGTTTGGAAATAAATTTACTAATATATCAAGTAAAATAGATAGTGTAGGAAGTAAATTAACAACATCTTTAACATTACCTATATTGGCAATTGGAACTGCAGCAGTAACTACAGGAAATGACTTTGAAAAACAAATGTCAAGAGTACAAGCTATATCAGGTGCAACTAAAGACGAATTAGAACAATTAACGAATCAAGCTATAGATTTAGGAGCTTCTACTAGTTTCAGTGCATCAGAAGTAGCATCTGGAATGGAAAATTTAGCAAGTGCAGGCTTTACAACATCTGAAATAATGGAAGCAATGCCTGGCTTACTAGATTTAGCAGCATCAAGTGGTGCAGAACTTGCAACAGCATCAGAAATTGCGGCTAGTGCAATTAGAGGATTTGGACTAGAAGCTAATGAATCAGCACATGTAGCAGACGTATTTGCAGAAGCAGCAGCAAGGACAAATGCTCAAACAGAAGACATGGGAGAAGCAATGAAATATGTAGCACCAGTTGCGAAGACAGTTGGACTATCAATTGAAGAAACAGCAGCAGCCATAGGTATTATGTCTGATGCTGGAATAAAAGGAAGTCAAGCAGGTACAACATTAAGAAGTGGATTAGTTAGAATTGTAAAACCAACAAAGCAAGTGAAAGAGGCTATGGAACAATTAAATATAGAATTTTATAATTCTGATGGTACAATGAAATCCTTAACAGAAATAGTGGAAGCATTGCAAAAGAGTACAGCAGGATTAACAGATGAAACAAAAAATCAAGCCCTTGCACAAATATTTGGTACAGAAGCATTATCTGGAATGCTAGCTCTTGTAAATAGAGGTTCTGACGAATTGTCTAATATGACAAAATCTTTTGAAGATGCTGATGGAGCAGCTTCAGAAATGGCTGACACTATGTTAGATAATACTGCAGGAGCATTAGAAATCTTAAGTGGTTCATTAGAAAGCGCAGGTATTGCAATTCAAAAGGAATTATCTCCATACATTAAAGATTTAGCAAGTTGGATACAAAATTTAGTTGATGAATTTGTAAATTTATCGGACGAGGAAAAGAAAAACGTAATAAAAACAGTTGCTTTAGTTGCAGCAATTGGTCCAGCTGTAAAAATAATAAGTAAATTAGGAAATGGAGTAGGAACGGTTGTAAAATCTATAGGAACTTTTTCACAAGCTGTAGGTGTATTAAAGACAGGTGTTGAATCTACTAATAACAGCGCAAACATGTTAGCGAAAGGAATTGGTGCAATAGCAAGTCCTATGGGAATTGCAGTGGCAGCGATTACTACTGGAGTTGCAGCAATTATATATCAAATAAACAAAGCAGAAGAGGAAACGAAAAATTCTTTATCTAATGTTGGAAGTGGTGCAACAGATTTTGTTACAGGAATTTCTAGTGCAAAATCTCATTTAGATGAATTTAATACAACATTATTTGCTAGTTCAGAGGAGCAAACGAAACTAGAGCAAAATATGCAAGAAGTACAAAATGGAATAACTGAAATATGTAAAACAGCATCAAATGAACGTAGAGATTACACTCAAGAAGAAATAACACAATTAGACGAATATTTTGCTAAATTAAAAGAATTAAAAGATAGAGAACTAGAAATACAAAAGAATATTTCTTCGGCTATTACTCAACAAGCTGTGCAAAATGCACAGAGTTTTCAAGGAAATTTAGAAGAATATAAAGTAAATTCGCAAGAATGGATAAAAACAGCTCAAGAACAAGCTTCAAAAGAGATTGGAATAATAAATGAAAGAACTACTCAAGAGATAGCTTTATTACAACAAAGATATGGAGAAAAAGCTACATTAGATAATGAAGCATATGCAAATGAATATAATAGAATTATGCAACAAAAAAATACAGCAATACAAGAAGCAAATGATGAGGTTGCACAAGTAAATGCAGCATATGCAAATGGATATTTACAAAGAGCTCAACAAAATGAAGGATTCTATACAAAACTTCAAGAGTATAACAGTAAGGTAGAAGAGGAAACAAACAGACATAACGGAGCAATAGAAAGTTTTGAAAACAATAAATTACTTACAACATCAAATAAGAACCAAGCAATATCAAATGAAAATTATAGATACAAAGAAAACATGAAAGATATTTGGAAAGATATGTATAAAAACATGTCTGAAGAGCAAGAAAAAGAATTAGGAACTTGGCTAGCAATGGTAGCACAAACTGAAATGTATGGTGGAGAAATAGACGAAGAAACAAGTAATTTAGTAAACCAAATAATTGCTTCTTATGATAGTATGCCAAAAGAAACCCAAGAAGCAATGAAAAACGCAATGGAGCCAATGTTAACAGAAATGCAATCAAAAGAACCAACACTATTTGCAAAAGCACAAGGAATTGCAGATGGAATTTTATCTAGACTAAAAAAATCCTTTGATATACACTCACCTTCTAGAGAAACAAGAAAAATATTTAAGATGGTAATGCTAGGATCTGAAAAAGGTTTAGAAGATGAAGAAAAAAATATTTATAATCAAATAGATAATATGAGTGAAAAAATAAAAAGCAAGTTGGAAAATATAAATGTAAAAAGCAAGTATGCAGAGTTATTTAATGCTATTCAATCAAAACAAGGAAGAATAATAAGTAGAGTAGCCGATGAATCAAAAATGATATTTACCACTCCTCAAATTGTTTTTAATGTACAAGAGTTAGATGAAGCGAAACTTGAACAATGTTTTAATTATATTAATAGAAAATTTGGAAGCAAATATTAAACTTTACAAATAACTTAAAGTTGTATATAATTCCTTCGGAGGGGATTGTATGGAACAAGAAAAGAAATTTTATGAAAAGAAGTGGTTTTGGATAATATTTGTAATCATAATAATTATTGCATTGATTTTTGGACAACAAAAAAATGAAAATTTAGACAACAATATAGTAGAGAATAATTTAACAGATTCAAATAAAGCAGAAGAAAAAAAATATCAAGCAACTCAAGATTATGATGGAATATATACTTTTATTTTAGATAGTGACAATGGAGCAGGATATACTTATAATGCAACTGGTGCTATAGAATTTGAAAACGGAGTATGTAAGATAAAATATAATAGATCAAGTCAATTTAATACTTCGACAACACCTATCGAGTATGAAGGAATTTGTGGATATAACGAAACAGACAATGGAGCTTATTATTTTTTAATACGAGATGAACACAATATTGATAGATATGAATACAAAGTAACAAAGAATGAGCAAAATTTAGTGTGCGAACTTAAAAGCGAATATGATTTAGCTGGTTGTACAAATAGTAAATTAGAGTTAAAATATGTAAATGATGTACAAAACGATTTAAATGTAGCTTTTTCAAAAATAGTAAATGAAGAAAAAAAGAATAAAGAAGAACAAGAAAGAATAGCAAAAGAACAAGAAGAAAAAGATTTTAAATCTAGTTGTCAAACATACACGTTTGAACAAATGGCAAGGAATCCAGATAACTTCAAAGGAACAAACGTTAAAGTTACTGGAGAAGTAATTCAAGCACTTTATGGCTATGGTAGTGTTAGTTTAAGAGTAAATATTACAAAAGAAGGAAATTATACTACATATTATACAGATACAATATATGTTACATATACTCCAGAAGAAGGCGAAGATAAAATTTTAGAAGATGATATAATAACAATATATGGAACTTCTGACGGAGAATATACTTATACAAGTACAATAGGTGCTTCTGTTACATTACCTTATATAAAAGGAAAATATATAGAAATAAATTAAAAGCATCAAAAAAAGCGGCTTACGAGAATAGATTTTAAGCCGTTTTATTTTATTATTAGAGTAATTATATACCTTAAAAATACGATAAAAGAGCAGTTTTTGACTGTTCTTTTTTTATTCTTAACTGGAGGAAAAAATGGTAAGACAATTTAGAATTATAAATGAAAAAGGACAAGAATTTAATTTAATGGATTTATATAATTCTTGTTTTCTGTCCGAACCAGACGGGCTAGGATATTCTTACAATACTACATATGAACAAATAGGAAATTCCTTTTTCGAAACTTTAAGAAATGTTGGTCAAGGACAAATAACAGGAACAGCCAATTTTAGTTGCTACGATAATTATAAAAGTTTTGTAGATTATATAGAAAGCTCTGAAAAATTAAGGTTTGGATATAAAATACCATATAAAAATCTTCCAATCAAAGAATACTTAAAAGATGTAAATATACAAAGTATTGGAAAAGGGCAAATAGATGTAGATGGAATACTAAAATGTCCAATCACATTTGATTGTTTAAGCTTGTGGTATGAAGAGAATAAAACTATATATTCTACATCTGCGCAGGCTAATGAAATTCGATGGGATTTCAAATGGGATAGTAAATTTGTTGATTATAATAATAGAACATTGGAATACATTAATCAAGGACATGTACCAGCTCCCATTTTAATAAAGATTAAAGGCCCAGTTGAAAATCCGACACTTACTCTAAAAGTTGAAGGACAAGTTTATCAAGAAATAGAAGTAAATGTAGATTTAAAAGAATATGAAACATTTGAGTATTGTACACAAGGAAATAATTTCTATATTAGAAAGGAAAACACCGATGGCACTTATACAGATTTATTTGAATTAGACAATATAGATCCTTCCAACAATAATGTTATTAAATTTCCAAAAGGAAAATCTTGTGAATTAATTATGTCTGCAGATAATGAAATACTAAATGCAGAAGTTAGCGTCTACGCATATTATAAGGTGGTTTAGATATGGCAAGAATTGTAACAGTTAAATTTAATAATAAATCATACAATGCTACATATAACGAAACAACTGACGAATATGAAGTAGAACTAACTGCACCAGATGTTGGTGGGATATACAACGCACAAATTTCTTGCGCAGATGAAGATGCGACAAATACAACAGATATAGATATTAGAGTATTAAAACAGGAACAAATTAAAATAACAACAGACGATACATATATGTATATATTTGATTATAAAGACTTTAGTGTTAAAGATATCGTTGAACTATCTAATTATGAAATTAACATAGACGAAGAAACAAACGCAAATACTACAGTAAACGTACTAAAGAAAACAACAGCAAAATCAAACGACATAGTAATGATAAAAGAAAATGCAGAAATAAAATATTGGGGAATTATTCAAGAAATTCAAAATGAAAATGGATCTAAATTATACCAATACATAATTAAATATATTACTAATATGTTTAATCAGAACGTAATTTTGAATCAAAATATAGTAAATACAAACGATATTAAAGAAGGCTACTATAGAATACACAGTAAACTAAATTATAATTTTGTATTTGATGTATTAAATGATTCGCAAGAAGTAGGAGCTAATTTACAAGTTTATGAAATTAACAATAGTAATGCACAAAAATTCAAAATAACTAAAAATGAAAATGGAACTTATGCAATCGCCAACATTAAATCTGGTTTGCTTGTAGATGTAGTAGGTGGGATTTTTGAAAACGGTAGAAATGTTTATATGTGGGAGGATAATAACGGGCCTGCACAAGAGTGGAGATTTGTCAAAAAAGCAGAAAACACATATGCAATTTATCTTACAACTAACACAAATTTTGTTATTGATCTACAAGATGGAAAAGCTGAAAATGGTGGAAATGTTGAAATATGGGAATATGTAGAAGGTAGTACGCAAGAATTATGGATACTAGAAAAAATAGATGAAGAGATAATGCGATACGAAGGTATCGAGGATTATATAGCAGAACAAATTAATAAGAACTTTATCAATAATGAAGATATATTAATGAATCGAGATTATCTAGAAATAAGAGTAAAAACACATACTAAATTAGATGTGTCTGTTCCTGCAATAGTAGATGTTCAAAATGATATATACAATTTGCATACATTCATGACAAACTGTACTCAAAATTATAATATTACATATAACGTATTTTTAGAAAATAAAAAGCTAGTAATTGAAATAGAGAATAAAGAAATTAAAAAAGAATTAATTGATGTTAATGCTCAACCAATTTCAAACTATACAGAAGTTTTTGAAACAGATGTAGTATCTAAAGTAGTAGTAATAGCAAAAGATGGTAGCAGATATACATTATATTTAAAAACAGACAGAACTACAACAGAAGATATGTTAGACAAAAATAGAGCAGAAGGTAAAACAGAAGTAGTGTATGCGGAAAACGTAGAAGATGCAAAGCAAAAAGCTTTAGATACTTTCAAAGGAAATGCATATAATCACAACGTTACATTTGATTATTACGATAGAGAAATTAAAGTCGGAACACCGATAACGATTAAGACAAAAGAATCTCTAATTTATGATACATACATTTCGGCAGTTACTAAACAAAAAGGAAGCAAGTTTTATAAATATACTTGCGGAAATATAAGGATAAGCTTTATAGATAAACTAAAAAAGGAAAGGAAAAATAAGTAATGTTAAAAGGACATGTTTTTTCGGAGCAGATATTTGGAAATCAAATATTTGCTCTTTTTATTAATACTTTCTTACACGGAAGAAATGGAGTTAGCAATAATTATAAAGAAGGAATGGCAATAACGTATAGTGGAAGCAATATACATATCGCTTCTGGGGCTATCTGCATACAAGGAAGATTTCTAGAAGAAGATTCTGGTAGGGATATTGTAGCAGATACAGATAGTCAATATTGTTCTTTAGTGTTGGAAATAAATCTTGATGCTGTCAATACGTCAGATAGTTTCTTACAGGCAGACTACAAAATAATTAAAAATGCTAGCAATTATCCAACGCTAACACAAAACAACATTGTAAAAAACAATGCTGGAACATATCAGTACGAATTAGCTAGATTTAGAACTTCTTCAAGTGGTATTACAGATTTTCAAGATAGAAGGACATTTTTAGATTTTGATACTATATGGGATTTCATTGAACAAGAATGGAATGTAAAACTATCAGAATTAGAAGAATTATTAGCTAAAGTAGAAGATGGTAGTGCTTATTTCTTAAATTCTAGATTGAAAATATTTCATAACCAAGCCGACGATTCTCAAGGAAAAGAGGGAGATATCGGCTTGGTTTATTTTGATTAGGAGGCTTAAATGGCTAGAATAAACGGTTATGTAACGCAACATAATGAAGCTTACGAATACTATATAGAATGGGAAGAATTTAATATTAATCAACAGGCTAATACATCTTCTGTAAGAGCTACTTCATATATAAGGTGTAACTCTCATACTTCTTGGGCGAATAATAAAACACAAAGATTATGGATTGCTGGAAGAGAGTTTAGTAATACATTAAATATAAGCTTAAGCCCAGGTACCGTTGTACAACTTGTAAGTGCTACGGTAGACAACATTGGACATAATTGGGATGGAAGTTTAAATATCGAAATTGCAGCATCTGGAGATTTGCCAAGTGGTTCAGGGTATGGACCGCTTTGGGGAGAAGCAAAAGCAAATGTATGGTTAACACAAATAGCAAGACAAGCTAACTTCTTATCTATAGATATTCAAAATGCGAATCTGGAACATTTTGATGTTTATTATAATCTTGATAAAAATGTTAGTGCAATGCAATATAGTCTAAATGGTGGAGGTTGGCAAAATATTAGCCCTTGGTGGGGAGATTGGAGTAAAGAAGCAACCTTTGCAGTAGCAGGATTAACTCCGAATACAAATTATACAATACAATTAAAAGCTACAGTAAATGGAATAGATACGTATTCTAATATATTTAATGCAAGAACATTAGATATTGCAAGATTTACAAGCTTAAGCGATTTCTTTTTTGGAGATGTTGTTAATATAACAAAAACAAATGAATCAAATTGGTGGAATTATTTGACGATAAAGGTTGGAGAAAATGTGATAGTAGAACGCAGAGCTTTAGAATCAAATAATTTGGTATTCACGTTTACTCAAGATGATTTAGACAAATTATATAAAGCTTTAACAACTTTTAATAAAACAACTATAGAATTTATTTTAATAACAAACAATGAGAATCAAGATTGGTCAAGTTCTAAAAAAGTGCAATGCACATTTAACGGTAACCAAATGACAGCTCATTATTGTACTCAGAACCAAATAAGAAAAAGGGCGAAAGTAATATATTACATAGCAGATGAAACACCTAAAAAAGCAGTTTTTGTAATTAAAAAAGATGGAAAATGGAGGAAGTGTATTTAATGGAAGAAAGAGATATTTTTTTCGAATCAATAAATATAGAGCCTTCTAAAATTTATACAAACTCTAAATTTAAGTTGAAAATAAAAGTTATAGGAACTTCTAGAATATTAACAGAAGATAATAATGTTTTAAATACAGAAAATAATGAAAAATTAGTTTTAGAATAAAGGAGAAAAATATGGCAGATAAAAAAATAACTGAATTAACTGAAGCTACTCAATTACAAGATAATGACATTTTTCCAATTGTTCAAAATTCAGAAACTAAAAGAATTACAGTAGCGAATGCAAGAGCAAAATTCAAAGGCGATAAAGGTGAAAATGGACAAGATGGACAACAAGGTCCAGCTGGTCCAGCAGGAACAAGTATAAATTGTGTAAAAGTAACAGATGAACAAACCGCAATATCTCAAAGTGCAGCAAATCCTAATAATATTTATTATTGGTAGGTGTTAAAAATGGGGACAGCAATAAATGGAACAAAAGTAAGTAATTTTTATATAAACGGAAGTAAAGTTAATGGATTTGCAAAAAATGGAGAAATTGTATTTAAAAGAGAAGGAGATACAGTAGCGCCTGCCTATAATTCGCTTGGAATTGTCAGAAATAATAATGCTGGAGAAACTAGAGATACACATTATGCAAAAATTGGAGATAGTGTTCGAGTTCTTATATATTTTTCAGAACAACTGGCAGTGGAGCCTAAAGTAAAAATTGCAAACAAAGAATATACTGCTACATATAGACCTTTAAGTTCTAGTAATGGCTTATTCGCATATTATGCAGATTGTGATTTAACAGAAGATTTGCATTTAGCTGTAGGCGAAATTCAAATTGAAGTTTATGGATATGCTGACTCATCAGGAAATGTTGGTGTTAAACTAACAAATGCAGATATAAATAATTCAGCTCACGAATATGTAATATTTGACGATATACCTCCAGAAATAACAATAAAAGACGGAGAGAACGAAACTGTCGGAGATGCTACAAACGGCTACAGTAAGATAAGTTTTAAGATTTATGACAATGTTGCTTTGGCTGGATATACAGTAAATGGAGTAAATGGCGGAACTGTTTCACAAAGTCAATGGGGAGATATTAATAATATTACAAAAGAATTTAAAGGCTGTAAAGAAGGTAACAATATTTTAATTTTAAAAGATATGAGTGGAAATGAAGCAAGTATTGAATTTAAATTAATTTAAAGGAGATTAACAATGTTAATTATAGATGAAACTATTTATTTAGAGCGAAGAACAACAGGAATAATAGAGTTAATAATAGATGATTATATACTACAGATTGGAGATACAATAATATTTGCAGTAAAGAAAAATGCTTGTGAAAAAAATGAATTAATAAGAAAAGAAGTACACATAGATAAGCAAGCAAACAATGTAGAAATTAAAATAAATCCAGAAGACACGGAACAACTAGACTACGGCTGTTATTTTTATGGAATAACAATAAAATTAAAAAAAGGAGATATATTTCCGATTATAAAAACAAATAAATTTAGTGTGGAAAGGGTGATACCAAATGTGTAACGAAAGATGCTCTTTACATACAACAATTAAATCCAAAGTGAACATAACAGGTAAATTAGGTTATGGAATAGAAAATATTGGTAGTACTACTAATTATAACAATTTAGAGAATAAGCCTAAAATAAATAATATTGAATTAAAAGATAATAAAACTAGTGAACAATTAGGTTTACAAGGGAAAATGGAAAAAATTAAAAATTCTGAAATAGAAGAAATGATTAAAAATTTTATATAGGAGGAAAAATATATGGCGTTTTTAGATAAAGAAGGATTATTGTATTTATGGCAAAAAATTACTAGCCTTTTTGTAAAAAAAGATGGAAATAAAGTATTAAGTGATAAAAACTTTACTAGTGCATATGAAGAAAAATTAAAAAGTTTAAATAATTACACATTGCCAGCAGCGACTTCATCAACTATTGGAGGTGTTAAACCAGGAACTGGTCTAGAAGTAGAGCCAGACGGAACACTAAATGCTACAGGTGGTGGAGAGGCAGATAGTGTAGACTGGGAAAATGTTAAGAATAAACCAACAAATGTATCTCAATTTACAAACGATTCAGGATATCAAACTTCTGGAGATGTACAGCAAGCAATAAATAAAGCTAAAGAAGGATTAGCAACAGAAGAATATGTTAACAATAAAGTGTCAGCTGTTTATAGATATAAAGGAACAGTTGCTAACGAAGAGGCATTACCTGCTTCTGCAGAAATTGGTGATACATATAACTTGCAAGACACGGGAATGAATGTTGCTTGGAATGGAACTGCATGGGATCCTTTAGGAGCAGACATTGATTTAAGTAGATATTATTCAAAAGAAGAGCTTAAACCTATTGAAAATTCAGAGATAGACGACATTGTTGCTAGCTAGGAGTTGATAAAATGGCAGAAGATAATTTTTTAGATAAAAGTGGACTAGCGCGTTATGATGAAAAACTAAAACAACGAGTAGTTTTAGCAACCGAAATTCGAGAAATAAAAATAGTTACAGAATATCCAGAAATAGAAGAAACAGGTGTCTTATATTTAAAGGTGGAAGAATAGTGAAAGTTAAAGATATGAAAGTAAATAATAAAGAAATAGAAGAAGCTAAATTAAATAATCGAATTGTTTACAAGAAAAATAAATCTTTGATTCTAGAAAACATTATTTATAATGCTGATTTTAGATTTGGAACAGAAGGCTTTAAGAAATTTGTAAATATGGTTGTACAAGATGAAATTGAAGATGGATACGTTTCATGGATCAAGATGGATATGAGCAACACTAGAACTTCTATGATTGTTCAATTTACAAAAGAACTAATAGAAGGTCATAGTTACTATGGAAGAGTTACTTTTAAAGGTAGCGAAGATGTTTTTTATCAATGGCAACAGCAATTAAATTCGCCGAATTTAACTGATAGTTTTGGACAAAATGGTCCTAACGAAATAACTATAGCACATATTTTTAGAGAAATAACAACACAATACAGATTATTTTATAATATGACTGCTACATTTGCAAATGCAGAAAGTAAAGCATATGTTAAAGATGCAATGTTAATAGATGTAACAGATATGCTAAATAGCGGATTAACGGAAGAACAAGTTAAATCTCAATTGGATGCAATGCCATTTTTTGCAGATACTACACCTCCAGAATATGTACAAATTCAAGTATATAATAAAAATAATACATCAAGTACAACAATTACAAATGGAGAAACAGTTAGGATATTGGCAACATTTAATACAGAATTAGGAACTTTACCAACCTTATCTATTGGAAAACAAAAAATACTAATGAAAGCAACTTCAGATGGAAAAGACGGAATTATATATCAAGCAGATATAACAATAGCTAGTGATAATATTATGGAAGAAGGGGTATTGAAGTTCACAATTAGTGGTTACACAGACAAAAATGGAAATGAGGGAGAGAAAGTAACAGAAGCTAATGCGAGAAATTCATTAACATATTATGCGTAAGATATTAAGAATTATAAAAAGAACATTAATAAGCTTAATGCTGTTAATGTTCTTTAATTTATTTATTTAGGAGAAAAGATATGAGTAATAAAAATATAAAAATAATTATAACTTTAGCAATTATAGTTTTTGTTTTATTGCTTGGAAATTTGTTTGTCAGTGTAAGACAAGAAATTGATTACAATAGAAGAAAAGAAAGTGGAAACGATAGGTGGTTACAAGTTGAAAACCGAATTTTACAAATAGAAGAAGAAATTGATGAGGTGCAAAAAGATGGAAGAAATTCTTAATATCGTTGGAAATTATACCGTTTCAGCAATTATCGTAGGTTTGTTTATATGGGATTGGATTTCTAATAAAAAGAAAATTGCAGATACAATAGAACAAAATGCACAATGTTTAGAAGAAATAAAGAAAACAAATGAAAATACGTCTGTTTCTTTAGACTTATTAAAGCAACAAATGGAAAAAACCGATAACAAAATAGATAAATTGTTAGAAGAAAGGAAGTGAGAAACTATGGAAATAACAGTAGCATTAATAATAACAGCATTAACATTAGTAGCAGGTCAAATAACTAAATTAACAAGTATAGATAATAAGTGGATACCTTTGCAAAACATAATAATTGCAATAGTAGCAAGTATTGTATGTATTTGTTTCCACGTACAAGACATGAGCGTGTTAGAAACAATAGTTACTTGTATTTTTGGAACTATGTCTGCTGGAGGTATAGCAGATTTAAAGAAAATTGGACAAAAGGAGGAATAGCATATGAATTTGGCAGATTTTGGAAGTTGGGGACTAGCACAAGGAAGCGTAGCTAATCCAGAACCAAACAATAAGTATAAAGGGCAATGTGTTTCTTTAATACAGCAATACTTATATAAAGTATTTGGAAAATCTTTTAAAGCTTATGGAAACGCAAAAGATTGGGCTACAGATTATCCAAAAGATTATTTTACTAAATTAGCTAATAATACAAAACCTCAGCCAGGAGATGTATTAGTATATGGCTCAAATTATGGTGGAGGATATGGACATATAGGCTTAATAGATGTAAATGGAAAATGGTATGACCAAAATGGTGTAAAAAAATTAGCTGTTGGTTACAGAGATACACCTTTTTCTGGATATGTTTGTGTTTTAAGACCAAAAAATCATGAAGCTTTAGGCTTAAATACAGGAGACTACAAAGTTGGAACTACATATACATTAACTACTAATGTAAAAGTAAGAGACGGAGCTGGAACAGATGCAAGACGTAAATTAAGAAGCGAATTAACAGCAGATGGACAAAAGAATGCATTAAATCAAGAAAATGCAACTTTAAAAGAAGGAACTAGAGTAACAGTTCAAGAAGTTAAGAATTTAAATGGTGATATATGGGTTAGAATACCATCTGGTTGGATTGCTGCTAAATATCAAGGAAGTAGTTATCTTAAATAATATAAACGTAGAAGAGGTGTAGTATAATGTTTATACTACACCTCTTTTTTTGTGTTGATATTTAAAATTTTTTGTAACATTATATAACATTAAAACACTTTACATTTTTTTAAAAGTATGTTAATATGATGATAACAAAATATTACAAAAATATTACAAAAAATTACAAAAACATTAAATATTATTTACATTAATGAATAATATTGACACCAAAGAGAGATTATAATATAAATTAGTTACAAATGATATAAAAAACATATAAACAAATAGAGAGGATTGCTCCTCTCCAATACGGTTATTCATCTAAATTGGAGTTCGTTGCTTGAACTTCAATTTTTTTATTGCCATCAGTTACTGTTGCTTTAGAATTGAAGCCTTTGGATATTGCAAAGCAAAAACCTATAACTATAATTGCAACTACAACAATTCCAGCAATAATTAAAGCTATACCCAAGATGTCGTTTAAATTGCCCATAGCGTCACCCTCCTTTATAAAATATTCTACTAACAGTTGAAAACTGTAGTTTTTCTAGCAGTTAAACTGTTCAACTGCTAGTTCATATCTTATAATGTCAGATGAATAACTAGGCACATTTTATCAAAAAATATATTAATATGCAATATAAAATAGAAAAATCTGGAAGGAAATAAAATTTTAACTCATTCGACAAATTTCACGATACAAAGTAAACATAAAATGTTATACTATCATTAAAGGAGATGATAGTATGAAAGAAATGTATATTAAATCTCTACGAATGATAAAAGAATTAAATATAAAAAACAAAAAGGAATACATTAAATTAGTACGAGACTATAGAATTTTAAATTTAGAAAGTTTAAGGTTCATAAGTCAAACCAAAAGTTTTAGAAAAATTAGAAAGTTGGCAAATAATATATAATAAAGAAGAGGCAGTAGATTAATTTCTATTGCCTTCTTTTTTTGTTTCTTCTATATAATTATTTACAAATTCTTTAAGAACACGTGAAGGCAAAGTATTATTTAATTCACAACATTTTCTAAATGCTTCTCTAATTTCTGGTTTTACATCAATACCTAATTTTACTAAATTTTCTTTCATATATTTTTTTTGGTTTGCATATTTTTCTTTCATATTTAACCTCCTTGAATTTTAAAATAAAATATATTATAATTAATATGCAGAGAGGATTGCTCCTCTCTTGCCTAGATTAAAGATTGTTTAGCATATCAAACATCGCTTTAACTTCTTTTTTTCTAGTGTTTTGTGCTTTTCTATGTGCTAGATAGGAAAGCACTTTTTTTATTAATTTTTTCATATTATCACCACCTCTCTTCTTGGTATGTATATATTATACAATATACGTACGTATATTGTCAACGTTTTTTTTAATATTTTTTAATTTTTTTGAAAAATATTTAATGTATCAAAATAATAAAGAAAGAACATAGATATGTTATATAAGTAAAATTTGCAAGATATAATTTTAATGCAACGTTTAATGCAACGCCAAAGAAAAGTTGTAAAAAATGAAGTGAAATTGTAAGAAGTGTAAAAGTTTTAAAAGCTGGGAAAGTGCCTAAAATAGCATGCTATAAAAATTTATAAAAAAAGAAGAGAAATTATAAAAAAGTAAAAAACCACCATCGGTACCAATTTATACTCCCACGAAATTGGGAGTATATTTTTTTTACT